CAAAGGAAGCCCCTTAGCCCTGTGGACCTCTAGCGGTGAAGCCTTTTTTAGCTGCACCAGCCCCGCGAATTTTAACGCCAGATGTTTTCACCCCTTTCATTTGATCTTGGTAGCCATTAGCTTTAGGAACAGGAACGGGTTTAATATTATCAAATTTAACTTTATCCACGTCTAGCTGCTCCATACCCGCGTTTAGTTTTACCGATAACACCGCCACCTTTTACCACAGGAGTGCTACCAACTTTAACTGACTTACCACTTTTTTGATTAGCCGCGCGAGCTACATTGCGCCCTGATTTCTTCATGTCCGCTGACACAACACCCCCAGCTTTCATACATTTAACAGTGCCGCCTTTTTTCATTTGTGGTACCTGCTGTGGTTGTTGAGGTTGCATGCCTGGTGTTGCTAAGGGTGAAACATTTGGGTTCATAGCCGCTTTGGGTGTATTTACGTTTTGCTGTGGCATGGGTTGCCCTGATGTTTTTGTGGGTGGAATTCTTAATCTTGGATCTGGCAATGCCATGTTAGCCTCCGATAGTTACGCTATTTAGCGTGGATTGTATTGTTTGAGAAGCGACTGGACTCCAGCCAAATAACCCTCTCGTTGTTGGTATAGTATTATCTGGGCGTGGAAATTGCAATGCTTGTGGATCCCACATAGGTTGCTCACCTACATGAAGCTGTGGCTGATCTTGCTCAAAGCACTCTTCACACACTTTAATATCAACCAAATCTCCTTTAACCACAAGTTTACGCATTTTATCAAGCTTGCAACGAAAACCACAACGATCGCAAAATCCAAAGCTTTTCCGCCCTCTAGCGTAAGGAACAGCCATTATCTATAGTCCGTAAATCTAGGCACCATACGAATTGGTGACCTATCGCGATCTTCAGCCGCTGCTAAATCAAAGGCTTCATCCGCTAGAGCTTTAAGCATAGATAAACTTTCTGGTGCTTTTTTAAGTGCTAATTTAGCTGCAAGACCCGCAATCAATGCCTCATAGAATCTAAAGGGTACGTCAACTGTATTGGTCGCAGGTGACCCTGCATCGTCCATTCTGCGTAGGCGCCAATAGACAAAAGTATAAGTATCTGATGTCTGAGGTAGCGGCCATACCGTAATGGTAGGTGTTGTTGTTTTTCTATCCACATAGACCTGAATAGGGCGACCAGTGGTGAGTTTGTTTGGTATGGTGGCATACGTTATGACAGAGATACGATTAATCGTAATATCCGTTTGGTTTTGCGTATCGTTGTATTGGCGAATAACATGGTCTACTACATCAACAGTATCTGTAGGTAGGTCATAAGTGGCTTGATTTGCTAATAAAGGAATTTCTCCAGAGTCTACAGTCCAAAGATTGATACCCCGATTAGCCCACTCTGCAAGCAGTAAGTTAAGGCTTCGACGCGCTGTCTTTAAATCATACCCACTACGCAGCTCAAAAGGCATGCCGTTTCTGTCGTATCCAAGACGCTCAAAAGCCTCTTCAAATATCTCAGATAAATCGGGGTTAAATATTGTTGTTCCTGATGTAGCCATTTGTTACCACATTGGGTTAGTTTGCCCTAGAACAGATATACCACCTACACCGCCATCATCTGTATTTTGGGTGGGTGACATCATACCTGGGTTGTTTGTGTAGTTAGTGTACTGTGACATATTAGGAATAGAAGCTAACCCTAACTGATTGTTCTGCTGCTGTGGTTGTTGCTGCAACGCTTGGTTGCCTTGCCCTACAGACTGAGCATCTAAATAACCACCTGCGGCTTTTCCCACAACTGTACTAGGGTTAACAGGTTTAGCTGCTAAATCAGCGGCGCTATATGCATTAGGGTCATAGGCATTTTGAATACCAAACCCAACCTTAGAAGGCGTCATTACTTGTGGACCACCAGCCCAGATACCCCCAGGCAACATAGGTGAATCTTGAGTTGCATAGTTATTACCTACACCTAAGTACCCACTATAGAATGGGTCAAATTGACCTGCCGCGTAAGTGCCTGGGCGTTGTAGTTGTTGCTGCGCCGCTAAGTCTTGCTGCGTCATGCGTGTATTAAAGTCTTGAGACAACTTAAGCCCTAACTGGGGCACTTGACTTTGTTGAGCCTGAGGTGGCGTTACACCTGCTTGAGCACCAGTACGTTTTAAAATGTCTGGCATACCCATACCCTGAGTTGTTTCGCCTTTAGCTGCGTTCATTTTTTTAAGTACATCTGCCGTAGAATCAGCCACAACAGGTGCGTTTTTAGCGGCTTGAGCAATAAGAGCGTTGTAGTTTGAAATGTCTTTTTGTGTCTGCCCAATTTCTTTTGGGCTAGCCGCCGCGACAGCTTGCGCTTTTTCAAGCTGCTTGTCTTTTATTTTTTGCTGTTCATAGTTACTAATTGCTGTCTGCACTTGACCCAAAACAGCCGAATCTACTGTAGGCATGTAACCGTTGGCTTTATAAAATTCAAGCGCCTTATCTACTGACGCTTTAGTTGCATCTGCTTGCGTACCACCTGCGGGTATTACTGTACCTGACAGCAAATTAGTATAAGGGTTGTAAGCTTTAGTTAGATAGTCATCGTATGCACCAATAATAACTTTTTCTGTTGGTGTTAAGCTACCTTTAGCGTTCTCTGTAATAATTTGCTGTGCCGTATCAAAGGCTGTTTTGTTTGTGTTAAAAGCGGTTTGGGCTTTTGTTAAAGCAGCTTGCGCATTAGGTGTATCTTTTTTAGCTACCGCAGCTTGAGCCTTTGTTAGCGCTGTTTGGGCGGCGTTGTAATTAGCAGCGATGCTGTTTTTAGCGGGCTTATCTGCAGTTCCAGTGCCATATAAAGACAATGTAGTTGCTGCTGTTCCTAGTTTAACTGCATCGTTAAGTGCTTTTGTTTGATCTGCTAGGATTTGTTTAACTGTATTCGCTTGCTGTGCTAGATCAGTATATGTCTTACCACCTGAATTAGACAGGTCTACACCTGTTAGCGTCGCGTTAGTTGGATCTTTAGACCATTTATCCCACGTTGCTTTTTGCGCTACATAGTGACTGACCTGTGGGTCTTTATCACCGTATTCAGCTTTAGCCGCGTTAATTAAGGCATCAAAATAAGCGGTGTAATCAACACCAGGAATAAAGTGCTTTTCCCACTCACTTATTAGCGCTGGGCTAAGATCATTTTTCACAGGATAACCAGCTTTTTTAAGAGCCTCTCTGATTCCTTCTAACGTATTTGGTGCCATAATTTAACCTATTCTGCTTGCTTTTTTTTCGCTTTCACGGGTTTTGTGCCCTTAGCGTTAGGGTACGCTGGGAATCCTTTAGCTGGGTAGTCTTTGGTTTGCATTACACAAACCGTCCTTTGGTTTTACCGCGAATGGCTTTACCATCAGCTTTAACCGCGCCGCCTTTAGCCATACACTTAGCCATCCCACCTTTTTTCATACCCATTGAACCCATATCCATTGCTTTAGGCGGTGCTTTGTCACCTTTATTCATTTTAGTTTTTTCCATCTTCTCACCTTTAGCATATTGCTGTGGAGAAATCTTACCTGACTTAATGGCTTTGCCTTCTTTCAATTCTTCGCTGTATGATTCTTTACCTTTGAAGATTGAGTCTAAACCACCTTTACCAAACTTTTTACCTTTATCTGCTTTCATAAATTCTTCACCTGTTGATTTTGAAATACCTACGCGTTTAGCTGCTTTTGGATTATTTGCAACCATCGCCATTAAATTATGTTGCGCACGAGATACACTAGGAGCCACAATTCCACCTTTTCAAAGAAGCCGCCTTACGAGTTGGCTTACCATTTTCATCTTTCATAGGTCCTGGAACCCCTGCCATACGCGCACAAAAAGACTTACGTCTCCCTGCATCTTTCTTCGTTTTAGGGTTTGGTGCGGGTGCTTTTAAGTTAGAGCCAGTCGCCGCATTGTATTTGGCTCTACCTTTGGCTGTAAGACCTGCACCTTTAGAAACAGGGAGCTTCTCACCTCTGCCTACTGCTAATACTGGGGCTTTTTTTGCCATCTTATTTACCTGAGAAGTGCTCAAACGCCCAGCCAACTAAACCACCAAAAGCTGCACCTGCACCACCCATAACCATTAAAACGTGCCATCCGCCTTTAGCTTCTGAAAGAGTTTTGCTTATCTCAGCAACGGAAGCTTTAAGTTCTTCCATATCTTTAACCAATTTGTCCATATCAGTTTGCAAGTGTTTAATCTCGTTTTCATGAACTGCAAGTTTAATTTGGTCGTCCATCATGGCTTACCCGTAAAAAATAGTCACGCCGGTTAAAGCCGCGCTAAGAGCCATATAAATCCCATCCTGAAATACAATACCTTCTTGAGGGATAGGTACATATAACGGGATTGGGTTTGTATTAGAAGGTAGGTCTATTTCACATAGAGTAGCTCCGGTAGCACTACCATCTTTAAAGGTAACTGTAGTCGCTGTACTAGCAGCTGGTACCACCACAAATCCTTTAAGCCGCACTCGACTTCCGTAAAAACTACCTGCCGTATTTCTATGCGCACTCTTGACATCATATTGCATACTCATAATTAATCTCCTATTTAAAAGGGGGGAGGTAAACTCCCCCGCAGACTAATTACGCAGTTTGCGATGTTGGATTGTAAGTACCGTCAGACAAGCGAACAGTGTACGTAACTTGAAGCGTCACAGACCCCGTAGTTAAAGTTGCTGCTTTAGTAGCTGTATAAGTAACAATCGCATCTGTAGTACCGACATTATTAAACAAAGATGTTACAGCATCAGCGGCAGTTGCAGCTGTCATAGTAGCTGGAGCAGCGGGACCTGTAACAGTAGTAGCAGCTGTAACGTCAGTAGCACCAATACTTAACTTGACTGTTGTTGCACCACTAAATGTGGCTGTAACGTAGTATTTAAAATACGTAATCATTGCCCCTGCTGGAAGCACAAACGCAGTACCAGTAAGCGAACTATTGATTGACGCGAAAGGTAGGGTAATAGTTTGAGTGACCTCAGTGGCGCCCATATTGTTGATAGTACCAGCAGTTGTGCCAGTTGTGTTAGGTACGGTTCCAAGTCTCCAAGGACCAAAGTGTGATGCTAAACCCATTTTAATCTCCAAATACACGTAAGATACGCAGTCTTGTGTAAAGCTTGCTAGGTCAATCTGCGCAAATAATTAAGTTCCTAGATTTGGGGGTGATAGTACCAATTAACCTACTGGTTCGCAAGCTATTTTATTTGCCTTTTTGAGGTTATCTGTTTTAGGAATTACTTGCAGATTCCAAGGCACATGCAGTCCACATACAATGTCATTTATTAGCGGGATTATATGGTCTACTTCATACCGAACACCTGTTAATTTTGTTATCTTTTGTGCTTCTGTATAGAGCTGTTTTATGGCTTCTCTCTGCTCTTTTGTTAACCATGCAGGGGTAGCTTCGCGGTGCCTGCGTCTACGAGCGTTACCTAATACTCTGTAATACTCTGGATTGTTGACCTTATGGTTTTGTTTAAACTTGTTTTTTGTTTCTGTTGGTCGCGCAGCAGCTTTAGCTTTGACTAAATCTTTGTTTCTTTCATAGTACCGTTTACCTGCGGCTTTCGATGCTTCTGATTTGGGTAGTCCTTTACGGCGCTCGTTATCAGTAACCCAATCTTCTCTCATGCACTCAGTACAGCATCCTTTTGTTTTGCGCGGAGCTACGTGCCCGCGTGTGCAAGGTTTACCTGTAAAATAAAATTTAGCACCTGTACGCTTTGCTTCTTCTCTTGTAGCTGGATACTCCATGCTTTTCTCCGATATGTGATTTGACACGGGAAATCATATCACAAAAAGAAACCCCCGTAAAGGGGGCTTCCATAAACACGTAAGTGCTTGATTTTACTTAGCTTGTACCTGGTGAACCGTACACACCTAATGGATCTGAGAACCCAAAAGAGTAACGTTCACGAGCACGGAAACGTAAGTTCCCAGTATCAAAATCTCCGTCTGTAGAAGTAGATAACGGAGTTCTAATGAAATGTTTCAAGCCATTTGGCACGTCAGTCAACAAGAACCAACCGTTATTGTCGGTTAACCAGTGATTGAGTGTATAGCCTTCTGGAATCGCGCCGTTGTTTTTGAGTGCGTTAACGTCATTATCAGTTGTACCAACCCGTAATTCAGTTTCAAGCAAACGAGTTGCAACGAATTGAAGTGAAGGAGGGATAACTAATTTTTTAGGTTTAGCTGCAATCAAAAGACCACGTTCGTCAGTCCAGCCAGCGATTTGAATAACAGCCGCTTCAAGTGAAGTTTCGTTTAAATCTGCTGCTGTAGCAGGACGGTTACTAACAGTTGAGCCGTTGATTAACGGATGGTTAGTTACAGTGCCTGAGCCGTTAGTACCAAACAATGATACACCATCACCACCTAAGTAGTTTTGGTTAAAGCCGTTGTTTAAGATATTAGCCGCTTTAACTTGTTTTGTGTATGCCATACCACGAGCTAAGTCTTTGGTATAACGAGCTGACAATGAGTCATACAAGTTATCTTCCATCGCTTCTTCAGTGATAGCAAAACCATAAGCAATAGTTTCGTGGGTATAGCGTGTTGACCATGCTTCTTGCGCAGTGTCGTAAGACATTGCTTGGCCTTCGTTTTTGGTTGGCGCAGCGCCAAAACCAGCGAGTTTTAATTCTTCTTCGAATGAACGATCAGAACTTTCAATCTCAAAGATTTCTTTGTGCTCTTCACCATAACGCGCGTACTCATTACCAAATAAGGCGTTCAGCCCAGGAATGAGTTCTTTTATCTGTTGGGATCTAGAAATAGCAGCCATTGATTAAGCTCCTGTAGTTTGACGATAGAAATGAACACCTAACTGGTAGGTGACTAATGCTTCTACAAATGTACCATCAGGAAGCGCTGTGTCTTTTACTAAATCAACAATACGGAATGGTAGCGTCGCTGTAGTTGCTGCAACAGCAAAGTTAGCTGATACCAAACTGTTTCCAGTTGAGGTGCTCATTGGTACTGATGGTTGGTAGTAACCAATGTTTTTACCCACTGCGGCAACAGTAGCTGCACCAGAGGTGTATAGCGTACCTGCGTTAGTTAAGGTAATTTTTAACACCGCTTCTGGGTCTTCGCAGACAAGTGCCATAGCATCAGATGCTACAGTGCCTGTTGGCCAGAATTGTTTGTTAACGAAGTATTTTAAGTTAGGGTCTGTAAAGCTACAGCCTAAGAAGATACCTACAGGTTTAACGGTTGGAAAAGTGCTTTGTGTTACGTTAGAGCCAGAAGCGTTTACGCGAACAATATAACCACCAGAAATACCCACTAAATCGCCAAAGCCAATGTTTTCCGCATAAGCAGAAGCAATAGGTAATTGACGTACCGCGCCAGCGTAAACTTGACCACCGATCAAGTTAACTGGATTGAATCCTTGGATTCCTACAGCCATAATTTCCTCCAAATAAGGACGATAGCGGCATTTTATCTACCGCTGCCAAAAGTTACTTTCGAGTTACGATCCGTGAATTTAGGCATTCTTGGGTCGCTTTCTCTCATTGCGTTGTGATCTACGGAATCAGTTTGTGCGCGTGTCATGTTGTTGAAGTAAGCATTTCGTTGCTCTGCAACCTCAACAGGCATTTTACACAGCATGAGTCCACCAAGTTCGATGTTTTCATTGCCAGAGCCTCCAGCCGAGCGAGTATCAAATGTCATATCAATCTCGGGGTGGTCTTTCGCGGAGCATGGAACCCATCCTTCGCGTTTGGTAGTGCTAACATTTTTGTGGTCTGGATTATTCAAATACGAAGTACGAATCCATCGGAAAACCCAACCTGGTTGTGGTGTTGGCTCTGGTAAGTCATTTGCTGGCTTCCATGTAGCCGCCGCACGTTCTGTTTGTTGGCGAGTTTCTTGTTGTCTATTTCGTGGCTCAGTCATTTGGTAATCCTCATTGTAATTTGGCGACTTGTCTTGCGTAGTCCTGTAAGGACACGCCCAAGCGTTTTGCGATGGCTACTTGCGTAGATGAAAGCGTGACTTTTTTAGAGGGCGTCGTTCTTGACGCTGGCGCTACAACGGTCCCGTTTCGCGTAGCCCCCTTGAATCTATCTGGAAAAACCTCTCTCATCCGTTTATCTATTTGCACATAATAATCGGGGTCGGTTATAGGGTTTACTCCTGCGTTAACCAGATTTTCATGTACCGCATAGGCTAAATTGGTCATTTCTCTATCTTGACCAAACCATGAATTTTTGGCTGCCCACGTTTCAGCCTTTGGATCGCGTGGTTTTTCTACTGGTTGTTGGTACTCAGTATAAGCAGGAACTTGGGGTGATTGCAAGTTTTGTTGCGCTGGGCGATAATTTTTTAATTGGTCTGCCTCAGTCTGTACTCGGTAAAGTTCTCTTTGTGCCATAACAAGCGCTTCAGAGTCATTGTCTTCATATGCTCTTTTATACTGTGCTTCTGCTATAACCGTATCATATACAAGCTTTTGTTGCGCTTGCTCGATCAGAGCTTTTTCACCCCATGTGAGTGTTTCTTTTAACCGATTATTTTCTTCAAGGACAGCTTTAGCATAGTTAACTGCCTCTGCACTTTGACGCGCAATGGCTTCTTTTGCGCGTCGCTCGTCGTGGTATTTACGGTTTACTTCGTTAATTCTTTTTTGGACTTTAGTCGAATACTGACTTAACTCGTCATCGCTGACTTCTTCCGCATTTGCTAGCGGCTCTCTGCCTCGATCTTCCTCAGGAGTATCGTCTTCTATTTCAATATCAATATCGCTGTCGTTATCTAATACATCAACTTCTTCATTTAAATGTTCCATAATTCCTCCTAGTAAGCTCTACCAAAACCTTCAACAGTGGTTGCTACACCGTCTACTTGGTCGTCATATACAATGCGAAACTCTTTACCCATTACCTTACCGCGAGTACCTGAATAAGCACGAGTAATCACAAAATCACCTACTTTGCACCAAGCTCCATTTGGAAAACGCACTTTGTCTTGATATGCGTCAGGACCAATTTTTACTACCATACCGATAGTTGATGCGACTTCTTCTTTCTGAAGCGCACTTGTTGGCTTAATAATCCCACCTGTTGTTTTTTCTTCAATCGTTGGTGTGATAATAAGGATTTTTGGACCCACTGGGTCGGGCAGCATCTCAATTAGTTTTTCTAACTGATCTTCTGTAGCTTCCTTGTCAATTGCGTCAATACTACTCATCGTCGTACTCCATCTGTTTTTTAGCGAGGCTTTTATACGTATTAAGCGCGAGTGTAAGCCCCGAAAGTACACCCACGATTTGCTGATAGTCAGCGAAATCTTTTATACCGTTGGCAGTAGCCAGCGCATCTCTGCGGCTGGCGATCTGTTCGTTTATCTCTTTTGTGAACCAGTCATCAAAATTGAATGCCTTCATTGAGGTTGTCCACTAGGCTGTTGTTGCGCTTGCATGGCTTGTTGCTGCGCTGCCTGTTGAGCTTGCTCTTGCTGTTGCTGCTGCATTGCAAGTTGTTGCTCTTTAACCGCTTGAGCCATTTGCATCTGCTCCATAGCTTGCTCTGCGCTCATCAAATTGATAGCGTGTTTAGCGGCGAGTTCGTCGCCTTTAGCACTTGCGTTAAGGACTGCTACGCGCTCTTGTAGATCAATCTTTTTCTGCTCAATGTCGAGTTTGCCTTTAACTTCTATCTCTTTAAGCTCAAGCTCTTTCTGCTGCATTTGAATAACAGGGTCTTGTGCTTGTTGCTGTGCTTGCTGTTGTTGAGCTTCGTTTTGGTCTTTCTTAAGTAGCATATCAGAGGCTTCAGCAAGTAATTTACTGAGTTTAACTTCCATATCTTCTGGAATTTCTTCCTCTGGTTTAGGCAACTCAACACCCATCATTTGCTCCATTTCTGACCGATACTGGAACGCCGCATGCTCCATAACGTGAGCTTGAATAGCCGCTTGAATTTGCTGACCATTGGTCATATTTTGAAACGCCTGCGCCATTTTTGGGTCATTTAACAGGTTTGTATGGATGGTCATATGAGCCATATGATCTTGATAAATAAAGGCTTTTACCTTAGTTCCCTTCATCAAGTTCATGTTTTCTGACACAGGATCCATCGGTTTAACTTCTTTGCCAGCAGGGATAAGCGTCTCTACATTCTCGATGCCTAACGCTTTGAGCATCTGACTGTGCAGGTTTGCCATGTCGTATATCTGTGGTGACTGCTGTGCTAGCTGTACTGCCGCTTGATACTGCATGACTCGTTGCGCCATTGTAGAGGCGTTAGGGTTACTTGTTGGTACAATCTCTACGTTACCATAGTCTTCTTCACGAGTGTGGGGCTTATCGTCGGTGAACACGATGTCATAGCCTTCGTCACCTGAGTCTTTAATAATATCCGCAAGGAGTTTTAGCTCTTGGTCTAGTGCGTGATACACGCGACTTTGCACCGCTGACATTACTTTAAGTGTGCGCTCTAGGATAGCGAGCGTTGTACCCACAGGCGTTTGCCCGTTCATATCAGCTACTTTAAGGTCAGCTACTGACCCCATTCTCCGCCCTTCATCTACCACAGTCTGCAATAGTTGATACAGTACCGCTGACGGCTCTTTATAGGGTAGAGGCAGAATATTGTCTTTTAGCGCACCTGATGGAATATCAACATCTTTAAATTCCCCTGGAGAAATTGGGGTATCATCGCCTAGGATTCGCATTCCGCGAGTTTTAAAACCTGCTGGAAGATTTGACAACGTACCTGCATCAACCAACTGACGGATAATAGAGGTCGCACTTTTAGCAAAACCACCAATAATTTGCACTAAACCAAACCCATAGAACCCATCAGCAGGTACGTAAGGGTAGTGAACATAATACTGTTTTTTAATTTTAAGCTCGTCGCTTTCCTTCCAGTTTCTGCGAATCCCTATGATTTCCATAGAACTTTTCTCGATAGTCACAACATATGGAAGCGCAATTTCTGTTGGCTCACCCATCTCATCAAGATCTTCAAACCCTTCTAAATCAAGGTCTACCATCATCTCAAGCAGGATATGGCGGTCATCATAAATAGCCGAGTAACCCCCTTCTTTGTCTTTTGCATCCTGAATTTTCTCAGTGTGCTTAGCTGGCTTCTCAAGCTCAACGTCTTTATAGAACCCAGATACCTGAAGTTTACGTAGTTCATTGTGGTTTTTACGCATTACATAAGTCGCGCGTGGGCAACTCGCTAAGTCAGACGTACCATAAGAAACCACAAAGTCTTCCGCTGGGATAAACACGCTGGTTTGGCGCCCTAGTGTTGGATCAAAATACACCTTCTTAAATGCTGACCCAATCAGTGCTTGCGCCCAAAACGTGCGCTCTTGCTCGTTTCTAAACTCAGGCATACGCTTCATAATCTGATAGTTCATATCAGCCGCTACGCGCTCTGCCGCCGCTTGTTTATCTGGTGTTTGCTTACCAAAAATCTCTGTTGAAACAGGACCTGCCGCTGGCAGTGTTTCGGTAATCATCTCCGCTTGAAACCTTACAACAGCTTCAAGTAGTAGCGGGTGGTTAACACCACAAGCTCCAGGCCAAGGCTCCATACGGTCATCATACTTAAGACCAAGCAAATCTAACCCGTCTTTGTACGTATCTTCCCAGTCTTTGCGTGAATTTCTATCATTATCATAGTCATGCACAAGGTCATTAGCCAGTGAAAAAAGATAGTCGTCGTCCAAATACTCCGCTAAGTTAGCGTCAAACTCAGGCACTTCTTCAATATCTGTGTCCTCACTATAGGCCATATAGGTCTCTTCACCTGTTTCTGGGTCTATATCCTGAATCTCTATTTCAATAGGTTCTTGGTCTTCGTCATCTAAGTTAAAGGGTGACATGGGTTGCGATATTGCCATATTTAATGCCTCAATGTTGTTTAATAGTAAGGTCTACGTCTGCGCGAATAGTTTTGTTGTTCATATTCCTCATCGCTTGAAGTTCTGACAAAGCCGCCTTGTCTAAAGCGTAGCATAGCTTGGCTCACGGTATCCACCAAATCGTCATGCTCACCAGCAGGAAAAGACGCTACATCGTCAATAAGCTCATCCGCCCAGCGTGTCTGTGGCGCCCATACAAACCCAGAGGCAAATATGTCCGCGATGCTGTTTATTCGAGATATTTTATCATTACCCTTCGTGGGTGTATATTCTTGCACTGGTATGCCCATGCGTCGAAGCTCATATATAAGCGGAGCACCTGATGCTCTTTTCTCAATAATCACCCCATCTGGGTTCCACTCTCTGTACGCCTCAATCGCCCACTGCTTAAGTTCTGGGAATTCTACACGTTTCTTTACTGCATCAAGCACAATAATATTGGGTCTTTTCTCTCCATCATCACCATCATACTCAAACACGCCCCACACCGTTAAAGCACTGTAATCTGCCTTATTATGCTTCTCAAACGCGGTATCCCATGACATGAGAATAAAGTCTATATTCTTGGGTGGATCTTCTTTTTCCCACTCGCGCCACCACTCACGCTTAATTAACGCCCCTTCTTCGGACGTTGGGTTCTGTTGGTACTGTGCTTGCCACTTGGCATTTGGTATCTCTGCTTTAACAGCATCGAGGGCTTCTAGGCTCCAATACTCCGGCCATAGCGATTTGCCTGAAGGCAAAATAGCGGGAAACTCAATGACATCCCAAATATCTGTGCTGTTGTTTTTCGCAGCAGAGTTAATAATCTGCCCTGTTAAATCGCGCTTTGACCAACGAGTCATTACTAAAATAATAGACCCCCCAGGTTGCAAACGCTGACGAGGACCCGACGTGTACCACTCATATACCTTATCGTAAATAGCAGGATTAGACTGCGCTGCTAACGCCTCCGCCTCAGTATGAGGATCGTCAATAATTGCATAATCAGCACCGCGACCAGCCAGCGCTCCTCCCACCCCTGTTGCATAATATTCTCCGCCATGATTAGTGTTCCAGCGTCCCGCCGCTTTCGAGTCTTGTCGAAGCTCTACATCAGGAAATATCTCCCGATATTCCTCACTCCCAACAAGGTTTCTCACCTTACGACCAAAACCCTCTGCAAGCTCTGACGTGTTCGAAATCTGCATAATCTTTTTCTTGGGGTATTTACCCAGTAGCCATGCAGGGAGAAGGTAAGATGCAAACTCCGATTTGGTGTGACGCGGCGCTAAGTTAATAATCACCCGCTTACGATCTCCGCAAGCAACGGACTCAAAAATCTTAGCCATTCGCTTGTGATGCGCCCCGTCTACGAAGTCTCCCCAGATAAATCTAACAAACGACATAAAGTCATTCTGGGCTTGCTCACGCAATTCTCTGCGTCTAAGCTCCTCTATCATGGTAGTTAGGCGGCGTTTTTCGTCTGGCGTAGCCAGTTGCATAGCCAGTTTTATTGCATTTTCATCCATTTTTAAGCCTAAACACTGCGAAATTCTGCATCAATAGTGGCTGTACTCGTGCGTCCAGAGATGCTTTTAATCAAGGAAGTAAGCTCAGATTCCAGCTCAATAGTCGTTTTTTGGTTAATATTAACCTCAATTTTGTCTGAAAATAGCCCCACTTCTGAGCTTTTTGCAAGGAATTCTAGCGCTTTTAGGCTTATCTTTGGGTCTTCATGCTCGGCATGTTCAAATAGCTTATACACCACGTAGTTGCGCATCTTATTGCTGGGGTCAGCAAGGACGTAATCATGCTTTGCAAGCATCTTCTCAAGCACAATTGCTGTGCCTAACGTGCTTGGTTTGTCGGGCGCTGAGGGAGCCGCATGGTAGATTTGCATAGCTTCTTTCTTATCTTCTGCCGTAGGCACAGGCAAGTCAAAGCCCATTCTCTCTAGGAACGTAGCATTAAGCGTGAAACACTCTCTTGCACTAGCAAGCATAGCCTTAAATTCACTGGGATCATCTATCGCAGGTTCGATACTAAATTGTTCTTCCATAGGCGCGGTGGTCAAGTGCGTTAATATACCCCCCTCGTGGGGATGGGACCCTAAGCATAACAGCTTGGATTTATTATGACGGGTACTGGGGGGTGAATGCAATTTTTATTATAAAAAATTTTTTAGGTGATATTACCTTACTGCTTACGTGGTTATTTATTATGGCGGGTACTGGGGGGTCTTTATGTAAGGTTATTATGGGGGATTTTTGAAAAAACTATGAAATGTTTGTCTGGATTAGAGATATAGGGCGCGGTAGGCTGTGCTGAGAAAAGTGGGGGGTGGGGTACACTAGGGGTTGATAAGTGTTTGAATTTTATAGCCTTTTAGTATCGTTTCATTACGCTGTAATTGTATGTCATTGATTCATATAGTATTTATTAGTTTAGCATCACGGCATAGCATCACGGCATAGCATCACGGCATAGCATCACGGCATAATAACCCTAAATGTTATAAGGTAACGCTTCTCTGGTAGCATTGTTTTTCCCACGTGGGAAAACATAGAGTAGTTTTAAGTAGTGAAAAACAGTTGACGTGGTTGTAAAAGGGC